CGCGCGACTACCACGACCGCGACCGATGACGAAAGCCGCCATGGAGAATACCCGTAGGATGGTCCAGGAGCGCGCCGCAGCCCGCGCCGAAGTCGAACGGTCCAAGGCGCGCGTCGAGGACTACCAGCGCGCAGTCGATTCGCTCAACGAAGGGCTGGCCTATCAGCGGGCCGAAAACAAGCGGCTCACCCGCCAGGTGGACGAGCTGGTCAAGGCGCTGCGGACGGCGAAGTTCGATGGCTACCGGCCGGATGTCGTGGCGCTCCTCGCCCGCATCGACGCCGGACGGGCGGGCAACTTGCGCACAGACGCGAATAGGTAGAAACTTGAATGCACGTCGTCTTGAGTACCCAACGCCCATGCCAGCATCCCGCCGAGCCGTGCGGGAGGGCGTGTCGCTATCGGCTCCATGGCCGGGCGACCTGCGCGCTGGTGGTAGCACAGTGTGCCCACGAGCCCAGCGAGATCGCAGCGCTCGCCGGCTGGCCGCTACTACTACTTAATCGCGACGGGAGAGAAGGAATGAGACGACCCATCCATTTGCCGGTAAGTGATGCGGATCTGTTCCGTTCTGGCGACGAGATAACTGTCGGATCGAAAGGAGTTTTTCGAGTGGAAGCTGTTCGAGGGGTGCTGTTGATTCGTCGGCTGTGGTGGCGGACTCTGGTTTGGCGCGTGAAGGCGTGGTGGCGGTCGTGAGCAAGCGCTCGCGCGGGAACACTCAGGATGCGAACAAGCGACGGGAGAGCCACGCGCGTTGTCTGTCGGATGCGCGCAAGCAAGATGATAAGGATGTGGCGATTGCGAAGGAGCGACTTGCCGAAATTGGGAAGCACCCTGAGCGGGTTCTGCAAGGGGTGGAGTTGGACGCGAAGCTGAAGGAATGGGAATCCTGATCTGATGGCTAAGCCATTACTCGGCTTGGCATTCGGCCCGCATGCAACGGCATACCTTGATCGAATGTCCCCCGGAAAGATTCGTGCTCAAATAGCGAAGAAAGCGAGAGCATTGATCCTTGACCCTCATCCACCCGGTTCGGAGTAGCCCATGCCGGCACCGCGTTAGATTGACGCGCTATCCGCTGGTGTTGTGAAGTGCATACTCGCCCAATATTAGTTGGTACTCGCGAGCTGGTGGCAAAGCGTAGAGCAGCCAGGAAGTGACATTCACCGACATGGCCGGTACATCCGTTCCGCTTTTCCGTGTCCCTGCTGCCCCCTGAGTGACATCCATTGCGCCTCCGATGGCATCCGTGGTACATTCGGCGAACATGAAGCCCCGCCGGCAAATCACCGAGGAGTTCTACAACGCACTGCTCGCGGCTTTCCGCGCGGCGTCGGACGTTCCGGGCAAGCTGAGTCCGTACATGGGTTGCTACAAGCCTATCTCAAGAATGCTTGGCTGCGACCAGCGCACGGTGAAGCGGGGTTGGTTGCAGGGCTGGCCTCCCGCATTCGAGCCGATCAAGTACGTCATCGAAAGAGAGCAGGCGCTCACTCGGCACAAGATCGCGCAGGAGCAACTCGCAGCCGCCAAGCAGCGCGGTGAAGCTGACGAAGCTGCGTTCCTCGCACGTGCGAAACAGACTGCGGACGAGAAGGCTGCCGAACAGTCGATGGCGGTCGAGGGGCGCAAGATCGAAGGGCAGATCGCACTCGGTACTCGCGCGACGACTTTGCGCTTGTTGTCCATGCAGGAACGAACAGCAAAGGCCGCAGCGCAGCTCATGCCCAAGATCGAACAGGCGATCTTGGGCGGAGAGATCACTTCGCAGAATGCTCTGCGATTGTTGGCTCAGCTTTCGGCGAACCAGCGCATGCTGAACGATGCGGCAAAGACAGCCATCGAGTTGACTCGTCTCATCAATGGCGAGCCGCAAAGCATCGTAGCGGTTACTTCAGGCAACATGACCGTGGAAGAAGCAACCGAGGTCATCAAGCGAGCGCCCAGTCTGGCAAAGCGTGCGCAAGAACTCGGGCTGCTCGTTCTGCCGGGAGAGTCTGTGGCTGCGCCAAGCGCGTCGGCTGCTCCTGCGCTGAGTATCGTGCCGAAGTCTGGCTGAAGAAAAACCGCTCAGATCGATCAAGCCAAAGTTTGCGTGGGAAGAACTCTTTCACCAGAGCATCGTGCGAAACTACGCGCGGCGCAGCTTGGTAGGCACCCTTCGGCAGAAATTCGTGCTCGTATAAGTACAACACTAAAGGGCAGAGCGTTCTCGCCAGAACACCTTGCCAAGCTGCGAGGTAGAACTCTCTCGCCGGAACACCGGGCCAAGTTAAGCGCAACACAACTGGGCAGACACCACTCAGTAACGCCAGAAACTCTCGTTAAGATGCGCACAGCGCAGCTTGGGAAACATCATTCGCCAGAGACGCGCGCCAAGATGAGCGCAGTACTTATGAGACATGCGTGTTCAGAAGAAACCCGCGCTAAGATGCGTTTGTCGAACCGCCGGTTTCTTCACGGGTGTTCAGAAGAAACACGCGCGAAGATGCGTGCTACGCATCTAGGAAAGCACCACTCAGTAGAAGCGCGAGCCAAGATGAGCCTCTCACAGCGCGACAAAAAGCCGGCTTCGCTAGAAACTCGCGCAAAGATGCGTGTGGCGCGTGCTAGGCAAGTTCTTCCGTTCAAAGACACAAAGCCAGAGGTGGCCGTCCAGATTCTGCTAAGTGATTGTGGGATCGAGTTCACGAAGCAAGAGCACATTCCGGGTTTGTTGCATCGGTGGGACATCGTGATCGAGTCCAAGAAGACTCTGATCGAAGTTGATGGATGCTACTTCCATGGGTGCCCAGTTTGCAAGAAACCTGGAGCGCGCATAAACCAGAACGATATTCCATGTACAGCCTACGCAACAGAGAACGGTTGGACTGTTATCAGGATTCGAGAGTGCGAGATCAAAGCAGGAGATTTCAGCAAGTTAGTTGATCTGGACGCGAAGGCGAGGCAGACATGAGCTTCAAAGGCTGCGGTCCCCACAGTGGCGGTGTTCACGATGTCTACCTGACGCCGTCTTGGTGTGTCGACCGGCTGCTCGAAGCGTGGGTTCCGTCAGTGTTGGTTGAGGATGGAACGAACGGCTGTCTCGAACCCTGTGTCGGTTCGGGCAACATCGTGCGAGCGTTCAACAAGCGCTACCCGAGATCGTTCTGGAGTGCGTGGGACATCAACTTGGAGCCGGTTAAGTTGCGCGGTTGCGGTAGGATTGAAGCCTTGCACCATCGCGACTTCCTTTGCGCTGATGCCGATGACGATCCGACGTGCCTGAATCTGGCTCATGACGTTGGCCTGGTTCTGACTAATCCGCCCTACGTGCTGGCCGAGCAGTTCGTTCGCCGAGCGCGCAGGTGGTGCCCGAACGCCGAGTTGATGTTCTTGCTGCGACTCGGGTTCCTGGTATCCAAGGAGCGCGCGAAGTTCTACGCCGAGATGGGTACACCCGACATATACGTGCTGCCGAACCGGCCAAGCTTCACGGGTGATGGGAAGACAGACGGCGCGGACTATGCCTGGTTTCACTGGAAGGCCGGCGAGCACAACGAGATTGGGCGCGTATATATTCTTGGGCTGACTTCAAAAGAAGGAAGGGTGCGCCGATGACGAAGACCGACGAATTGGCCGAACTCCGCGACCGCCTCGACCGCGCGTGTAGAGTCGTGCATGCGCTCGGCTGGGTGGCTACTCTAGCCGCTCGCGAAGAACAGGCGCGCAACGACCAGTACGTCGAGCCGTGCCGGGCGTACACGGCGGGGCGGGAACTTCTGGCTCGCATGACGCCGAACGGAAGGGGCGGGTTGTAGAGAAGTCCGTCAACATCCAGCACAAAGACGTGCTCGAACGAGTTCTTCCGAACAGCATCACGATGGAACTGGATATATTCAAGAGCAGGCCGGATGCTTCTAAGGCAGATGGCAAGCGGGAGGCTTTCACAGAGGTTCTTACGTCGCTCGTGCCTGGTTGGGGTTCAACAGAAGTATTCGCAGCGTGGCTGCAACGAAAAGCGAAGGAGCAGATATGACCGACAAGGATCGACTCATCCGAGACGAGCGAGTCAAGCTGCGTCGGCGGCACCAGCAAGATTTGGATAAGACTGCTTCACTGGAGCGAATGATTGCCACGCAGCGCACCCGCATTCAGGATTTGTTGCACGAGCTGGAGGTGTTGAAGACCGAGGTGGCGGTTCGGCGGGAAACCTACGAGCAGCTCTGCACCGGCCTAGGCAGAGTCACAAAGGAGCCGACATGAGCATTGATTTCCTGAACCACTACGAACCGACGCACGAGCAACTGGAAGCGCTGACTAAGGCGATTCGTGAAGCTGAAGTTGGCGACGACACCCACGCTGACGACCTGTTCTACAGCCACGACTCGAATGCTCTACCGATGCTGCGGGAGATCATTCGTAGCGCCGAGAAGGCCGAGCGCGAACGTATCGTCGCACAGCTTCCCGTACCGCACAAGCCAGCTCGGGTGTAGACTGGCTGCATGCCTGCTTCCGCCGACATTGGGCAAGACGTAGCTGAAGCCCAGCAGCGGATCGATTCGCTTATCAGCGAAGCCGAGCAGGCCGCTCAGCCGTCGTGGGGCATCGCCGACTTACTGGACGGTGCGGAGAAGGTCGCGCAGGCCGAGATCGCCTACGCGCGATTGGACCCGCGCATGTTCATTCCCTACGTCATGCGCGACGAGCACACTGGCAAGGCACTCGTGCAGCAGCCCATTCACGACGAATGGCAACGGCTTGCCAACGAGCACAACCGGCTGATTCTGTGGGCAGCCGTTGAGCTTGGCAAAGCACTCGCGCTAGACACCCCGATTCCAACTCCCGCCGGCTGGTCGACCATGGGTAAGCTGCGGGTGGGTCAGAGGGTATTTGACTCGCATGGAATGCCGTGTCTGGTGACGTTCACGACTCCAGTACAGCACGGGCGGGTTGTGTACCGGGTACGTTTTGACGATGGTGGTGAACTGCTGGCCGATGCCGATCACCTGTGGCTGGCGTCAACTGGCGGTACGCATGGTCATGGCCCGTTGCGGGTTGTATCTACGCAACAGATGGTCGACGCTGGGGTGTCTTTTCCTATTGGTGCACGGCGTAAAGACGGATCGCGGTATCACCAGTACAAGTGGCGTATTCCGCTGTCTTCGGTAGTGCAGTACCCACATCAGGATCTTCCGGTACATCCCTATGTGCTTGGTGCGTGGCTTGGTGATGGTGATAGTCAGGGGCCAACCTTGACTTGCTCACCTTCAGATCGATTCATCGCTGACCGCTGTCGTGCTCTTGAAGGCGGCGACTGCCCAGAAAAGCTTGTTCGCGGAACCTTGCGGGTGAACATTGGTGGTTTCAAAGACAGGAAACGCAACTACGATCCTGCAAATATGCGGCGACGTTTGCGCCTTCTTGGTGTGATTTCGCAAGATGGGCATAAGGGGCATAAGCACATTCCCGAGCAGTACCTTCGATCTTCGGAGGAGCAACGAAGAGAGCTACTCGCCGGGCTACTTGATACAGATGGCTGCGTAGATGGTGCTGGCGATGGTAGGGTTTCGTTTGATAACATGACGCAGCGTCTTGCCTACGATGTGCTTGAGCTGGTGCGTTCTCTTGGGTTCAAGGCAACTATTCACACCAAGGCAGCCACGCTGAACGGTAGATTTTGCGGTACTTGTTATCGTGTTGGGTTTACTCCACGAGCGCCAGTGTTTCGGCTGCCAAGAAAGTTAGCCAGACAGACCTTCGGCGAACCTTTCGGTAGAACAAGCTATCGCTCGATTGTGTCAATCGAAGCTACCGAGTCTGTCCCCGTTCAATGCATTTCGGTGGACTCACCGGATCATAGCTACCTAGCCGGTAGAGACTACACGGTCACACACAACACGCAGCAACTGTCAGTTGGTCGCACGCTCTGGCTGCTCGGGAACGATCCGTCGGCGCGCATCGTGGTCGTCTCGAACACCTACAACCAGTCAGCCAAGATCGTGAAGGCGATCTCCGACTACATCGAACGGTCGGAGGAGCTGCATCGTGTGTTTCCCGAGTTGCTGCCCGACAAGAACTCAGGCTGGACGACGCACAGTCTGACGGTCAAGCGTTCGGTTATCTCGAAAGATCCGAGCCTCCAGACCTGTGGCGTGCACGGGAACATTCAGGGCGCTCGTATCGACTACTTGATCCTAGACGACGTGCTCGACTACGAGAACACGCGCACGGCCGAGGGGCGCCAAGACCTGTGCGACTGGTATCACTCGGCCCTTGCCGGACGGCTCACCGAACACGCTCGCGTGCTCATCGTCGGGACCGCCTTTCACCCCGATGACTTGCTACACCGGCTGGCCAAGACGCCGACTTGGGCGAGCTTTCGCTTTCCTGTGGCGGACGAGAACGGCGTCTCGGTCTGGCCCGAGCGCTGGCCGCCCGAGCGCATCGCGGCCAAGCGAGCCGAGTTCGGGCCGCTGGAGGCTGCCCGGCAGATGTTCTGCGTTGCGCGAGATGACGCTCAGGCGCGATTCAAGAGAGAGTGGCTGGACATCTGCCTGCGCCGTGGTGAGGGTAAGAAGTTCATCTACGCACTGGACCCGCGCAGCATGCCACCCGGCTGCGCAACCTACACTGGCGTAGACCTCGCGGTTCAGCAGCACAGCGCTGCTGACCTGACTGTCTTGTTCACGATCATGCTGTATCCGAACGAGGACCGGGAAATTATCTGCATCGAGTCAGGGCGCTGGGCCGGTCCCGAGATTCTGAATCGCATTGTGGACACGCACCGTCGCTACAACTCGCAGATCATCGTAGAAAATAATGCAGCGCAGGATTATATCGTGCAGATGCTTCATTCGTCGTCGGCCATTCCCGTGCGCGGGTACACGACGGGTCGCAACAAAGCCCACCCCGAGTACGGTGTTGAGCACCTGGCGAGCGAGTTGGCGGCGGGCAAATGGATCATTCCATGTGAGAACGGTAGGATGCACCCCGAGATCGAAGCGTGGATCAACGAGCTGTTGTTCTACGATCCGGCGGCGCATACTGGTGACAGGGTCATGGCCTGCTGGCTGGCCAAAGAGGGAATCAGAATGGGCAGTATCGTAGCCGAGCGCGGCAGGATTGACCTACTGCGCCGATAGGAGAAACCGATGGACGACAAGGAACTCGAACAGGCTCTCAAGTGCGATGCGGCGGTGCCACCGGAGGCGAAGGGTATTGTTGACGCACCAAAGACCATTGACGTGCTTGCATCGTGCTTGGCAGTAATGTCGGACACGAGCCGTGGCGTTTCCTTTTATCCACCGAAGGAGCAGCCCGTCTTCGGTCACGAGCAGGCGGAGGCGCTGTTCGCGAACCTTGTCGACCGGGTCGTGAAGCTCGAAGAGGAAGTCGCTGCGCTGAAAGCCGCGAAGGTGTAGAGTAGCCCCATGTCAAGCGGCACCGTGTACGATTCGGACGCAGCCAGGAACATCATTCAAGCCTCTGGCAGTGGCGATGCCGACCGCATCGCCAACCTGGGGATGACTCCGCGACAGCAAGGGCTGAACCGCTACTTCTCGGTCTACCGTTGTCAGCAGTACGAGGCGCGAAAGATCGACTGGGATGGCACACAGCGCGCGGATCCGGTCGACACCGAAGCCATTGCGACAGCGGGCGTGCTACCGCCGGGCTTCTACGACGCCGGGCAGACATTCCCATTGAAGTTCCGCCGACCGACGGCGCCCTACAATCTGGTCAAGGTCATCGTCGACCGTTTCTCGGGGCTGCTGTTCAGCGAGCGTCACCACCCGAAGCTGCGCGTGCAGGGCGACCCGGTATCCGAGGACTACGTCGTCGAGCTGGCACGGGTGGCCCGGCTCTGGCCGGCGATGATCATGGCTCGCGTCTACGGCGGTGCGATGGGGAGCACCTGTGCCGGGTTCCAGTTCATCAACGGCCGTCCCGTCGTCGAGATTCACGATCCGCGCTGGGTGTTCCCGAAGTTCAGCGACCGCAACGAGCTGACCCTTTTCAGCATCGAGAAGAAGTACATGTACCCGGTGGAGCAGCGCGATCCTGAAACTGGGACGTGGGTACAGGTTCCGTACTGGTACAGGCGCACCATCGACGACAAGGCAGACATCGTGTTCAAGCCGGCGCAGGTCGGTGACGGCGAGGAACCCAAGTGGGAGATTCAGCTCCAGGTCGATCACAATCTCGGGTTCTGTCCTGTTGTTTGGACGCAGAACCTTCCGGTGCAGGATGATATCGACGGCGACCCGGACTGCCACGGCATCTACGAGATCGTCGAGGCCATCGACGCTCTGCTGGCGCAAGCGAATCGCGGAGTGATCGCCAACGTCGACCCAACAATGGTCATCATCACAGACGCGCGGCTGGCCGACATCGCCAAGGGTAGCGACAATGCGATCAAGCTTCCGATGGGCAGCAGTGCGAGCTATCTGGAAATCAGCGGCATGAGTTCCAAGACGGCGCTGGAGCTGGCCGAGAAGTTCCGCGAGTATGCTCTGGAAGTTGCCCAGTGCGTGCTGGAGCGACCGGGCAGCGTTCAGCGCACGGCCACCGAGGTCGAGCGCGCCTACGCTGCCATGCTGTCCAAGTGTGATGTGTTCCGAGAACAGTACGGCAATCGCCTGTGCCAGCCCCTCATGCGCATGATGCTCCAGGCAGTCGGCAAGGTCAGTACCCCACGTCGCGAGGGGGACAAGATCGTGCGCAGCACAGTGACGCTGCCTCCGAAGATCGACGAGGATGGCAAAAGAACAGATCGCGTGCTGGGAGATCCGAACATCATTCTCGACCTGGCGTGGCCGCACTACTTCGAGCCGGGTGCCGAAGAGGTTGTCAATGCCACTCGGGCTGCCGGCCTAGCCAAGACGACCGGGCTCATCGATCAAGAACACGCTACCGCGCACGTAGCCGAATACTTCCAAGTCAAGGACGTGCCAGCGATGGTCGCCAAGATCAAGGAAGAAGCGAAGCAAGCGCAGGGCGATCTGGCGTCGCAGTATATGGAGTCGATGAACAACAACGGCGGTGGTGGTGGTGGCAGTGGGGGCGGTGACGTAGGAGAAGGCTAAGATGGCATACGACGGAGCCGCACAAGAACTGCCATTCACATGCTGCGGAGTGGACTGGCACCGCTCGAAGCTTGCGGCGGCAGGTAAGACGAGTTTTCTTCATGTTTCCGTTTGCCTAAAGTGCGGGAAGGCCAGACCGTCTCTCAAGGAATCCATCGCCGAGCTGGTTCGTCGAATAGAGGATTTTGCGGGCGTCAGGGACGAGACGGAGTTTCCTCTCAGCGCCGATGAGGTACGGATGTTGGCGGTGCTCCGAACGCCGATGACCCTGCCGCCATGAAATTCGCGATTGATTTCGACGGAGTGGTCGCCGAGCAAGATCGCCCGTATGACGATGTCACCACGCCGCTGAAGTTTGTTCCCGGTGCGCGCGAGGGGTTGCAAGCACTTCGCCGTGCGGGGCATTTGCTGGTGCTCTGGTCTGGTCGAGCCAGTCGAGCACTGCTGGCCGATCCCGAGCTGGACCCGCTGGTGCAGGCGGGTGCCGTCCGGTCGAATCGCGAAGCCTGGCTGTCGAGCCGAGCTGTTCACCTGGCACGGTACGAGCAGATGATCCGGTTCGTCGAGGAGGAACTGCCAGAGATCTTCGACGCCGTCGACGACGGGACAGCGGGCAAACCCCTGGTCGACGTTATCCTCGACGATAAGGCCATGAAGTTCGGCCGCTCGTCGGGCGGGTTGGGCTGGTCGACCATCGCGCAGTTCTACGGGGAGCGTTCGTCGCCGGTCGAGGAGGCCGCACCAGAGAAGGCCGCACAGGTCATTTCGCTCGACACGCCCGTTGCCGAACTGGAACTCGTTCCGACGAGCAGGCTGCAGACGATTCTCGATACCGTTCGAGTAGAGCTGCGCTCTGCGGGCATCACTCGCTTCGAGCCGGTGTTCGCGCTGGGGGATTCTGGCTTCTGGTGCGCCGACCGGGCACTGACGATCAACATCCCCTGGTTCCTGGCGACGCCCGAGCTGTACGGGCTGGCGCAGCAGCGCTACCCAATGAAGTGGTTGGATGTGGCCCGTGGCGTTCGGCACGAGGTCGGGCACGCCATCAACTACACGTTTGAAATCTGGAAGCGGGCGGACTGGACCGAGCTGTTCGGTGACTTTCGGTTGCCGTACCCCGAGCGCGAGGGTTCCTGGCCGGTTGAGTTGGGCAGCCCCGACTTCGTCGAGTACGTGCGGGACAGCGGGCCAGGCTACGGCCAGCGTCACCCGGACGACGATTGGGCCGAGACGTTCGCGTGTTGGCTCGACCCGACTTCCGACCTGACCCAGTTCCGCGAGGGTGCCCTTCGCAAGTTGCAGTACGTCGAGTTCATCGCTCGCGAGGTGCTCGCGGGCTTTCCCGTCAACAACGATCTCGGAGTTCCAAAGCAGTGGCGAGCGGCGTTTCCAGGGCAGACGGTGCGGGAAGCGCTGTTTCAATCCGCACCAGCGAAGTCGACGGCCATCCCGAGCAAGGCCGCCGGTACTGGGCGCGAGGGTTTGATTGCAGTGGAACGCGAAGTCACCCGAGGAGAATCGACGTTCAAACAGACGTACTGGATTAGACCGGAAGACAAGAAAGAAACAGATCGACAGTTGAGCCACGAGGAAGCAACAGCAGTTGCGGATGCGCCGCGCGTGTTCAAGTCGGAGAATCTTCGCGACATCGACGCTGTGGAGAAATACAGCAAGGAAAAAGCAAAAGACTGGGTGAGTTCACTTGGCGACTACGAGCGCGAGCAGATTTTGCTGTACACACAGAACGGCTACAAGAACATCAACTGGGAATTGCGTTTTAGTGGTGAGGAAACACGAATGAGCTTGGAAACACGGATAGCCACGAAATATATAGACAGCGCACTTGAGCGGGCGGCGATCCCTGAGCCGATCCTCGTTCATCGTGGTGGATTTGCGGAGGAGGCAAGGCTAGTTCCAGGTGCCCGCTTTTCCGACAAGGGCTACGTATCTACAACCATGCTAGAACATGTTACCCACGATTTCATTCCTATACGAGAGCGCGCTGCTGAAATGAAGGCAGAGGGTGTTACTCCGGTGCAGTGGCACATAAAGTTGCCAAAAGGTGCGCATGCTGCAATAGCCGACGGAGCAAGTGGTCATCCACGAGAGGGGGAAGTCTTGCTGCCGCGTGGGTCGTCGTTCCGTATCGAGTCGGTCACGCGCGGAAAAGTGGATGGGAAGGACGTTCACATTGTGGAGGCTGTGCTGGAGACACCATGAAGAACAAACCGAGCGACAAGTTCAC